AGACGTCGGCGACCAAGAAATCTTCAAGTTCTGGATAGAGAAAGGAATATTCTCAGTAGTCGAAATCTCGAGAGTAAAGTATTTACCCATACCCATGTTATAGAAAGACGTAATCCAGTCATAACGGCCGATCTTTCCAAGATAAGCATCTTCATAGTCGCTAAATAAGCTACCGTCCCAGCTGTTCCTAATAGACACACGAGGATTGAGTTCCATGTTATCGTAGTGGTTATCGAAACTGTGTTGACCGTTATTGACGATTAATTCGATTTCATCTATATAGAAAGGTTGGTCATTAGACGTAAGCACACCGCCGCGTCTGAGCTTAAGGATTGGCCTACCGTCATGTTCCTTATAGTAGTTCTCGTCCATATAGCATACGTTATCGAAAGTTCCTACCATGTTACGGTTATAAGCGAAAGTTACATGGTTATATCGCCAGTATGTAAGGTTATTAGTTTCGTCATAAGATGCACGATAATGCCAAGAATCTTCAGAAACGTCGTATACGAAAGTCTTCTTAGAGTCTTCGAACGTTAACGAGTAGAATACATGTTGATGCTCTTGCCAGATTGATGCGTAGCCGTTCTCCGGGTTAATCAGCTGTGTAAATTCACGTTCAATATCCTGGGTAGATACACGTTTAATTTCTGTCCCCTGCACCATAAAGATACCGTCTTCACCTATATCTGAAGATCCCATCCAGATGACAGTCGGGCCGAGCATAGCCACGGAGTTCGGGGCCTTAATTCCGATATTTCCTGCGGCGTTATCCGGCGAGCTGAAAGGGTTATTCTTATCGTCGTTAAAGCTGAAAGCCTGCCAAGACCTGGTTCCGAAAGTATACAGCTTAGATCCGTTAGAAATCAAAGCGATAGTATTATCCGGAGACCATTCTGAGTAAGTTACGAAACCGTAATCTTTAAACTGTTCTGTGTGAACACGGAATAAGTCATAGTTCTCTTCATTATCGAGTAGATTTCCGTCTTCGTCACGACGAGTTTCGAAAGGATATTGATAAGACGTATAGAAAGCGTCAGTTTCACTGTCATTGACGATTAAGTAGCCATAAAGATAAGCTACATGGGTCGGTTTGATATGTTGGAATTCATCGTTGACCCTTAACGGTAAGTCGATAGTCCTGAAATCTACCATCTGGTCGGCGATCGAAAGACCTACGTTAAGAGAATATACGAAAGTTCCGTCGACGATAATCAAGTGTGGATGAGCACTACCGTAACCACCGGTTTCAGTCATATGACATTCAGAGTTATGAGATTCGAGCGTAGCGATAGTATATACAGCCTTATCTTCATCGATTAAATAAAGGGTATTGCCAAATACACCATAAAGAGTCGGTCGGTTATTATAGCCCCTGGAAACACGATACATTCCACGACATCTACCTTCAACACTGTCAGTAAATAGTTTCTCGCCCATTACAGTTCTCATCAATATGTTACAGCTATGTTCATTCTGATTCTGAGTTTCCTTATACATATTGATAGATTCTCCAAGTCCGACCTTTGCGATATTGGATTTGGTAATACTACCGGCGATATTCTGAATTAACTTACATGAATTAGCCATGTATATCTCCTTAGAATAAGTAAATACCAGACATCAGCTGGTCCTGTGTGAGCTTATCGTAGCCATATCCGTTATCTCTCAATACACCCTTGACATCGGCCTTCGGAGTTCTGACATTCTCGATCATGGTTCTCATATCTTGCTGCAGCCTGTCCATCTGGTTGGAATCGAGTCTTGGAAACTGTAAAGCGAGCTTATAAGCCAAAGAAACGATTAACAGTTCTGTATAAGCATCTGGAATATAAAGGTCGTCATTAATATCAACATCGATACCTTCGTTATAGTTAATCTTGACATCATATTTGAGCGATGCTGTATAAGGTTTCAGATAGATAATCCATTCGGTTTCTGATTTCTGCACGAAAGTATATACCGGGGCCGTTCTGACGAAATCATCCATCTTCTGTTTCGGAACGAACTTGAGTTCATAAGCAAGTTGCTGATCACCCTGGTTAACCAAATAAATCGTATTAATCTTAGCCATATTACGAATCTTTACATGTTCCATGGATTCGTAAGCCTTCATTTCCGAATATCTTTGGTTATATTGACCGTTCTTAACCGGCGTTCCATACCATGTATATACTACACCCTGTTCAGTCATAACACCCATAACACGATAAATAACATTCGGATGATCCTTAAGGATAGCCCATACATCGTTTTCACGGTCTTCCTCAGTCGGTTCATATTCATTAAGTTCTTCAGCGTTATCGAAATACATATTGAATTCACCATGGATGCTGTCATATTCATCGTAAATATGGATAACCTGACTATTCTTGACAGTCATAGCATTCTGTGTGAAAGCCATAAGGTCATCGTTATTATATTTAGTAATAATACCCTTGAGTAATCTGAATCCGGTTTCTTCAAGACCGTCATTCATACCCTGGTTTCTGCGACCAAGATTAACACGGATTGCTGCTTCTCTGATAATTTCCTTGACACTATACATATCTGAAATTCCTTCTTAATTTAACTTCTATAATAAATAGACTACCCGTAGACCTGGAAATACTTTAAATAACGGTCTGCGATTTCTGCAGCCTTAGTTGCATCGGCCGGTTTCTGACTATTCTCCGTAGCAAAGTGGTTCATAGCATATACGGCCAAAGCTACAGAGTCTGCGGCGTCCGGGGATCTTCCGAGAGTCTTCTTGGCAAGTTCCTTCGGTAATAAGAATAATTGACCACGGTTATTGATTGACGACTGCATAGCCAGCATATCCATCCTTACCTCGTCCGGTACCCAGAATCCGTTCCTGATAGCCTTTACCAGTTCAAGATACATCTCCGTTCGGGCGTTCGGATGCTTATCCTTATCGAAAGCCTTCTGACTGAAATTAATCGGTTCCATAAGTATATTCTTCTCTTTCATAAGGTCAATAATAGCATTTCCGTAGCCACCTGTCGCGTCCACACAGTATTTAGAAACCTGATATTTATCTGTTAACGTCTGTATAATATTTGATTTGACGAACGTATCGCCATCATTTCTCTTAACGATTTCTCTTACACCGTATTTATCTACTACGGCGAAAGAGTCATAGTCAGCCCCTAAGCCTGCACAGTCTACACCCATATAGCATATCGGGTCTTCATATTTCTTTAAATCCGGAAAGTCCTTTCTAAAGATAATCTGCGATGCCACGTCAGTATCGAATAGCTCGCCCATTACCTGTTGACGATATAAGTCAGTTCCTTCACCATAACGTTCCTTAAGGTTCTCCTTATACTTATCGCCGCTGAAAGGGTTATCGAGAGAAGATGCTGTTATGACCTTATCTGGATATTTCTTACAGATATTGGTAAACCAGTTATTTGCGGCCATAGATTGCGGCGAGCTTATAAGACGAATCATCGACGGATATTTAGACCCTCTCATACGGTCAGCAGCAAAGTTATAAACTTCTTCTGGACAGTAAGCAGCTTCGTCAATAGCAAGAATAGCTATTTCAGAAAGACCTAATAGACCTTGAGGGTTCTGAGCTGAATAACACATCAGTTTAGATCCGTTGGCGAATTCTATTTCTTTGGCGTTCTTATTATACTTATACCACACACCCATGTTATCGCATCGATTTCGAATATCGAGCACCAAGACCTTATCCAAAGCGTCGAAAGACTGAGCTATGATGATACCTCTAATTCCGGGTTTCTTGCAGCATTGCATGACCAGCCAAGCAGCCAAACCGTATGATTTGCCCGCTCCTACACCCGTTCTGACGATAACGAGATCATCGTCGAACATAGACATAAATTTTCCCTGCCATGCGTTTAAGCATCTGCCTTTAGCTATATCTTCTTCTGATACTTTGGTTAAATCCATATTATTCCACGATAGTAAATTCGAAATTGACGTTACCAGACTGCGCCTTTACTTCAGTCTGTTTCTTAGAATCCTTAGACCATCTGTCTTTATCCCTACGTTCGAGAATAGACATATATTTATCGGCGATCTTTGCATTAGATTCTTCGAGCAGCATCTTGGCGAGCATATTTCTGACGAGTAAGATATGACCTTCATACCATTCGTCAGACACCTCGTCGATAATAGTTCCGGCGGGCGCATAATGAAATACGAGCTTCTGGAAATCTTCTTTAGACGACGTAGAAATAAGCCCTACAGTCAAATCAATATTAACCGGGTTAACCTTAATGATTGACCCGTTATTTACCAGTTCCTTCTTCAACGTTACATGTTTAAAGTTATCTTCAAGCCACTGCGATAGCTTATTTCTTATGGTAGAAACTTGCGAGCTCATTCATATCCTCCTTGGTATAGCCAAGATTCGGTCTGGTATCGATATTTAACTTACCGGCCAAGTCTTCAAGCTGTTTCTGAATAATAGCGATAGTAATCTTCATTTCCTGAAGATCCTTCTTTACATCAGA